GCCTTTTGCCAGAATTACTTCAGAGTTAACATTGTATACGGATAGATTTTTTGTTTGTTGCATTTATTTATTATGTGAAATTGATTGCCACTTGCCTGAGTCTTGCTCGATCCATTCAAACAGATATGAAAGATCATCACTAGACAAAGGTTCGTCAGACTCAAGATAACATATACCCCTGACCTCTGGGTCACGTGATGACGGTGCGTCAGCTTCAAACTCTACAATGACATTGGTTATGCTGCCAGCGTAGTTGTCCATTTCTAGTTTGTGTTCATACATCATGGTGGTATTTTTTAGATAAACATTGGTTCAAAGAAAGCAAGCTTGGGTGAGTATACTACACCACATCCAACGATTGGTTTGGCGGCGTAAACACGCCCATAGTTCATGGCAGGGTGATCGTGATCTACCCCACAGCCTACGTTCATGCCAAAGACAATATCGTCCTGATTGGCGTGGTAGTTGATGCCAGCTTGTGCGTGAAAATGACCCATCACTAGAGACTTGAACTGGGCTTGTGCATTTTTTAGAGCCGACATCTGACCTCCTTTTTCCTTGTCTCCGTGCCTGTATATGACTCCATCAATTACTAGGTCTGTGAACCTAGGATGTATCGTCCACCCGTCAAGACCCCATAATGTTTTGAAGTTAAGTATTACCTCTGGCGGTAGACCAACACTCTGTGCCTTACGCTCTGGCAGGGCTGAGTGATTACCTACGAGGTAGTCTACCTCTGGAAAAGCCCTGTGTAGTGCTCTAACCTGCTTGGCTGCCGCTACAAACTCGTCTGCTGCGCTAGGCATGGTTGGGTCTTTCTCGTGGAAGCTGATGGCGTTCCAGTCCACCAGGTCACCAATGTGAACTACGCGTGTGCATCTATGCTTGTGGAAGATAGATAATAAAAATTCTATGTAGCCACTGTGCATGGCAGGGCAATGAGTATCTGCTATGACTAGGACTCGCTCTGTTCCCTGAGCCGATGGTATGGTAGCCTTGTATCGCCTAATCTTAGAACGCACAGCCTCTGCACTTGTTCCATAGTCTTGAGCGATTTGATGGTAACTAAAACCTTCTAGATAGAGGTTATAGGCTTGCTTCTGTGTTAGGTTTTCGTGTGTCATATTTACGATTGTGAAAGTTAACTAAATCTACCGATGTGGTTTTGGAAGACAAACTTGCCATACTGGTCTCGCTCGCCTTCGCGTTGCTTTGCTATATTGTATTTGATAGAGATGTGTGTGCCATGAACAGGATCATTGTAGACTGTGGCTTCCTTTGTATCTGAGCCGTTAGGCCATAGCAATAGAATAATGTCTGCGTCGTTCTCGATGTCCCCAGAGTCTTTCAAATCATATAGTGTAATACCAGTTTCGCGTTTGGCTCCCTCTCTGTTTACTTGTGCTAACAGTATAACAGGTAGGTCTAGCTCCATAGCCATAAGTTTTATCTGGTGGCTGACCTCTGCAATGCCGTCATGCTTCTTTAATTTAGTGTTCCAAGGGACAAGTTGCAGATAGTCTATCACAATCCATTCAATCTTGTGCTTGCGTTTATACATACGAGCGCGTGACCGAAGTTCATCAACATTCCTAACGTAGTGCTCTGTAAATATGGGTGCGTTCTCTACCCTGTCGGTAGCATCCCACACCCGCTTCTGTTTTTCTTCAGAAAGCACACCCTCTTGGAACTGGTTGAGGTTTACAGCAGAGCAGGTCTGTATCATACGCTTTGCTAGACTCTTGGCTTGCATCTCAAAGGAGAAGTATAGACCCGGCTTGCTGTGGGTCACGCCGTTCTGTAGGGCTATGTTCAGGGCGATACAAGTCTTGCCACAGGAGGTAGGAGCCGCAACAACCATTACCTCTCCATTGGCTATACCGCCAGCACTAAGCTTCTCGTCTAACTGTTTGATCCTAGTTGGTAAGGCGAAGGTATCGTAGGTTCCCTCCTGCATCTTCTTGAAGTCCTCACGCAAGGACTCGGCAGCTACTCTGATGGACGGGTCAGTAGCAGAGTTGTTATCTAGGGTGGCAGTAACAGCCCTTTCGATGTCAGCAATGATTACGTCTGGGTCTTGGTTTTCTTTCGCTG